GAGATGCCAGACATGGCTGTACTCCACGGTGTTATAAACCGTGTAGTCCATCTAAATCTATCTATCAAGAATGGATCTTTGATACATTACCTGTATTAAAGAAAATTATTTTATTTTATCATGAAGACATATCAACGACTTAGTCGATCGTTGTTATGAATTTTGATCACAAGGGCTTAATCACCCCTTGTAGACCTCTGCAATCTGTAAAAAGATTTTTACTGATCACTCATATAAGTTGTTTATTCAATTACACAATTTTAGCTGAGAGAACTAAACCGTAATCAACGGAATCCCCTTTGTGTCGAGGGTAATAGGACACCAAAAGGTACTCTGCCTTCAGAATATTGAAAAATTGAGATTTTGCCTGAAATAATGGTATACTGATCACGAAATAGCTAGTGCATAGTGAAACTTCGAGAACTAAGCTGTAATCAACAGCCCCCCCGCGCGTCACGCGGGAATATAAATTATGACAACCCTAAGGTTTTCTCGACCTGTATAGATTACAAATAGAGGCGTTGGCCGATCCCAGTACGTAAACCTGGATCTTTATTTCGTAGAGGATTCGCATTTCCTCAATGACAAACAGAGAGTAGAGCTCTCCATGTGTTTTTAGTGATTCACAACACGCCGTCAATTTTGACGGTAGCTTCTATAGAAGTGCACGAACTTTACCCACGGCTTCTCTGTTAACGCAGAGTTATGGGTATCTCATTAGACCACTATTATCTTTTGAGAGTATGATGTACGATATGGAGCAGTAATAATAGCAACCCAACATATTCATTTACGTTAATTGTTATTTTAGACTGCACTTCTTAAAGTTACCAAGCTCATTATTATTGTGACCGGCTCTTAGATTATTAAGCCGACATTGCTAGATGTCCGCTTAGATCTTTGAGTGCGTGGTTTGTTTAACCGAGACAAAAGTTTGAGTCTCGACCTTTCGAACAAAGAAAATTATAGCACAAATGGCGCCAAGGCGGGCTAACAACCCCCTTGGCATCAAATAACATGAAATTACCGATAGCCAAAACAACAGTAGTTTTATTCAGACCCTCTCTTTTAAAGAGACGTCTACCCTTTTTATTGGACGCACTGCGTCCGCTGCCTCAGTTGCAGCAGAGGATTATTCCCTCAAACTTTCTGATTTCTTGCGAGAAATCAAACCTGGGTTCGAACTACCTGAATCCTTGTCTTTCCTTAAAGACCAAACCATTACCACTTTGAATCTTCTGTTGAAGCTCGTATCCGAGCTGTACACAGTTAGTAAAGAAAATTATGTGGATATTGGTTCAGCTTTCATTCACGTTATCAATTTCTATATTGGTTCCAGAAATTCTAAAAGTTGGGCCGAATTGTCCGTTGGATTTGCTTCTTTATGCTTGTCATTATTCAAACTAGACAGCATCAAGTCAGCGTCCAAACATATTCACCGAATCGTCAGTGTTTTCTTTAAAGATTTGAAGAAGTATTTCGTCAAGTCGGAATCTGCTGAAAAGCAGGTCAAATCATTCTGGACAGACATCACCGTGACAAATCCCCGTACCTTATTCGGAATTGTACACGCCTGTTCAGGAGTACTGACATCCGTACTTTGCCTTAAAGCTTTCGTAGATAAATCCTTCTCTGAGGGAAATATCGCTCATCTCATTACTGAGTTGTCTAACGGAATCTTCAAGATTGGATCCGAAGTCAGACAGCATGCCGAGAATATTTCTGTGTTCTTAGCACGTGTTTATGACTGGATTTACATTAATGCAGAGTTTTTGATGAAGCTCCAATTCGACAAGATTATTTGGGAACTACCATCTGATCAAGTCTTTGAATCGAAATTTGTTGAAATGTCCGACGTTATGAGTTCTTATCTCGAGGACCCATTGTATTTGGAAGCTCACAATATGACTTTGGAGTCATTGCGTGATAAACTTAACAAATTGCGAGAGTCCGGCGAATCCGAACTCAACAAAAACCCCACTCCCTCAGTACGTTCTGCTTTGACTAGATATTTAACTACAATTGATACCTATATCAGAACTGTTGAGACCCGTCTAAACCCTGATAACACCAAACCCCAGCCTATGGCTGTGACTTTGGTAGGTCAAGCTGGTTGCGGTAAATCATCTGCATCGACTAAAATTGGTCTTACCATGCAGGTTATTGCCGGACGAGTTCCTGACGAAAGTTTGATCAACAATCGTGGAGGAGATCCAAAATTTGAAGAGAGTATCACCAGTAGTACTGATGTGATTGTCTCAGATGATTTTGCGAATGATCAATCCCGTACCCTTCAGACTAAAGAAGTGTTGGACATCGTGAATACCTCTAAGGAGGTTATCCCGAAAGCCAACGTTGACCAGAAAGGCAAGCACAAATATTGTAATATCGGAACTCTTTTCACTACCAATGACAAGAATTTGGGTATCACTTGTTTCAAGACTGCTAGCAAGGATAGTTTGTTGCGTCGTATGGGGTATGTTTTGAATCTTGAAATCGCAGAGGAATATCAGCGCGAGGGCACCACCCTCCTAGATTTGAATCACCCAGCTGTTAGCGAGGAAAATTTCAATACCGATGTGTATGTAGTTACAATTTTGAAACCAATCAAGGTTGCCACTGATGCATACGGTAATGATTCTGTAGAATACGAAGAAATTCCTTACGACCGACATGATGGAAATAATGAATGGCGCGATGCCATTATGAAGCTCCAGTCGTTGTTGAGTTCTCAATGGAATAAAAACGTAGAACGTCATAACAAATCCAAATCGACAGAGAATAATTGTACTGAGTGTGCATTGCCTCTTGATATGTGTATTTGTCACCTTCAAGCTGAGGCATTATCTTTCTCTCGAGAGAGATTTTCTTCTCTTTTCTACAAGCAACCAGTTGCTTCGGCAACTCAGAAATTTTATTCTCTTGATGCTTCTGTCATTGACTTTTCGTCTCAACTTGCTGCTAAAGTATCACTATATGTATTTTACATGAATGTGTATGCTTATGCGATTCAACGTCTTCGTATTTATAAGGAGAATTGGTTACACCTAATTTGCCTTTTCGTTGTCGTTTCTTTCCTTCCTTTTGGCCCATTGATTGTGGCTATTTTGATGTCCATTTATGAATATCAGATTATTACTAGGGAGAAAAAGAAGCAATTTGAGCGTGATTTACAGAGTGGTTTGTTCATTGCCAATTCTCGTAAACTTAGGTATTCTATTTATGGAGTTGCTTTTGTAACTGGAGCTTTGACTTTGACAGCCCTCTTTTCTTCTATGATTTCCATTTCTAAGGTGGTCCTCAAATCCGAGGATTCATCTCACATTGAAGAAGTCGAAGATCCGTTGTGTGATGTAAATTTTGCCCCTGTTAAAGAAAAGACTAATTCCGACAAAATTGGTCATTTCATTACAAGGCCCAGACCTGCTCATAAAGCACGTACCATGACTGAAAGTCAAGTGCTTAATGATATCGGGAAAGGGATTGCAAGTGTTACTATCACTGGTTCTTCGAATATTGTGAATCGTGTGAAAAGTCTACCGTTCGGCTCGGAGCGTTTAATTCCGCGCCACGCATTACCAGAATTTGGAGATATGTCAGTGTATGTTGAACCGGGACACTCAAAGTGTTCAGGTTACAAAAACATTGACCTTCCTCAGACTCATGTTGCCGCATTGCGAAAGCATGGTGTTCTTACCTCCAAACGACTGGATGCATCTTTGGTGCATTTGCCAAATGCTCCCCCTTCCAAGGACTTTTCAAAGTACTTGGCGGATTCAGGAACTATCCCAGCTTCTGCCTCATGCAATTATATTCATAAAGATTGTAAGACTGGCAAATTTGAGATTATTCCTGTTCGAGCACGACTCCTTTCTAAACCTGTTAAGTATGAAACTGCTACAGGTATTGAGACCCAATATGTGTATGAATGTGAAGCCCAGCACCACAGATCTTCGGATGGTGATTGTGGGCAACCTTTGGTGTGTAATAACTCCATTATTGGCATTCATATTGCTGGAACAGGTTCCAATGTTTTCTATTGCTTAGCCATTGATCGTTCTACGGTTAATCAAGCTACCCAAATGTTGAAACAGGAGTCATCTATCTTTGTTGCTTCTCATCCTGCTGAACCAGTATTCAAGAACAATTTGAAAGAATTATCTATTGTTGATGGTTCTACGAATTATGTTACTGATTCATTGAAAGTTGCAGCTACCCCAATTCTTTCTTTAGGAGTTGTTGTAGATGCTGCTGGCAGTTTGTATCGTCCTCGTGCTGAGGATTACTATTTTCGTAATGGTAACACACAGATAGAAGCTGAATTTGGCGAGTTGTCCTCTCGTCCTCCTAGGCACTGTAATGGTGCTGCCCAAATTAATACTACTCTTATGAAATTCAACGAGCCTAAGACGACTACACCAGTTAGTCTTATGGATCGAGCTGTGCAGGATTACTTGTACGGAACCACCCTTGATGGGCGTTCTGTATCTGGAGTTGCTGCTGAATTTGAGAAGAATAACCCTGGTTTCTTTTCTGTCCGACCCTTGCAAGAGGCGTTGGATGGTGATCAGACCGGAGTTGTTCGTGGTATGAATAATCAGACTTCCTCGGGAGTCTGTTACGGAGGTAAGAAGACGAAGTACCTCGAACTTGATCCTCTCACAGGTGAACCTGTCATCCCTCGAGTTTTGGATAAACTTGTTGAGAA